TGACTGACTTGGTGCGCCAGCTTGCTGACCGTGTGCGCCAGCTGGAGGGCAAGCAATGACCAACATTATTTTGATTTCATTACTCGCATTTCTGTGCGGGATTGTGTTTGCCTTTGTGGCCATTTCGCTGCTGATCTTCTGGAGTTACCAAGATGAATAAGACCAAGGATTACATAGCGCTGTACAGAGATGAGGACGGTGTCGTTGTCGGCAGCGAAACCGTTAACCATGAAGTCAGACAGTGGCTGGCCACGATAGAAGAGTTAAAGCTGGCGCTGTACACAGAAATGCACAAGGTTGAGGACTACAGACAGCTGCTGGATGAGACACGCAAGATCACGTTAGAGCTGGCCAAGAAGATCAACGAGGGACGCTAATGCAATGCCCAATTTGCCAGACCTGGACATCGGTCAAAGACACACGTAAACGTGAAGGCAACATCACCATCAGACGGTATGAGTGTGCCAACTTGCACACATTCAAAACAACTGAGCAGATCACCCAGATCCTGGACGCCACCCACATGGAGCAACTCAAGTTGACCAGGATAGAAAACTTAGCCAAGGCCAGTAAGAGCAGGACTAGAGCGCCCAGGAAGTCTAAAAAGGCTAGTTATGCATGAGACACAAGTACATCTACAGGAAGGCAAGCAATGCGCCATCACCCAGCCTGGAATGCCTGCTGATGGCGTGTGGCAGAGAGTTGTTAACGACTTGGGAAGTCTTGCGGGACAAGGCGTTGATCGAGAGGCATCTAAGTCAGCTAGACGCTCGATATGGCGCAAACGCAGAGGCCAAGGTACGCCAGTACATGAGAGAGATCCACAGAAATGAGCGCAATGCCAGATAACGTGCTGCCATTTGAGTTGCCAAAGAAGCCCAGGCTAAAGCTGCAGGAGCCACTGCCAGACCAAAGGAAGATCGTTGTGCTGCCATTCAAGGCAGTGTTTGACAAAGAGCTTGGTGCAGCTGGTGTAGCAGTCCTGGCAGGCCTGTGTGCATTCTGTAACCGTGCTGGCATCACCTGGGTAAGCCAAAGAAGACTAGCTGGTGACTTAGGCATAAGCCAGCCAGCAATCAGTAGGCAGATCTCCAAGCTCAAGAAGTTGGGCTACATCGAGGTACTCAGAAAAGGCTATGCAAAGGCTAGGAATGAGACAGTCAGAGTGATCTTTGATCCAGAAATTACAGCTGAAGAGGCTATCGCAATGGTGTCCAACAAAGAGGATGCAAGGCCACCAGGACTCATAGCAGCTGAAGAAGAAAGGTTACAAAATGAGGTAGACAAGGAAGGCCTCAGACGCATAGCAGACATGATCAAAGAATCCATCACCAACCGTAACAAAGTAACACCAAAGGAGTACGACATGAAGAGAAAGACTAAGGCATCTACATCTGTGGATAACTCAGTGGATAACACTGTGGATAATACAAACGAGCGATTACATAGGGTTATCAGTGTCGATAACATAGGGTTATCAAAAGACACCGTATTTAACATATCTAATATTAACTTAATAATAATGAATGAACACAAAATGAAAGTAAGTGATGCAGATGTCAAAGCCAAGTTGGACATCCTGCTGCCTGCCTACAAGGCCGAGGGCATACCACCCACCGATCGCCTACTTGCTGAGGGAATAGTCCACATGATAGGAGCGCAGACAAGGATGGATGCCTATTCCGCGGGTTCTGTGGCACCGTGAAGGCCATCAATATGCCAAGTCAATACCTCGGTAGCCACCAAGCACTTCAAGGCCTTGTAGAGCCTGTTATCTGCTCTTGTACAAAACCCATAGGTTCGTCTGCAATATGTACAAAGGAGGCACTCCCCCCTATAGGCATTGCTTTGTACAGGGCGGGAGGGTGCTTGGATGCTGTCAAACACCATATGAATACAAAAGCACTATACCTCCCCCCACCCACCCACCTGTGCGATAGGGGGTCCTACTGAATTTTTCCCACCTTTCTACATGAGTACCTTTTACTACATTCACATTTTCTCTATTTTTTCAACCAAAGGACTAAGTTAATGACTACTAACTACGAATTAAGACCTGGCCAGGGATCTGCTTTCAAGAACAAGAACAAGACTGAGGATTGGCATCCTGCGTACAAGGGTGAGGTGATGTTGCCTGATGGGACGCTGCACTGGATTGATATCAAGCCTGGTAAGACTGGTAAGACTAAGGCTGGAGAGTACTGGTTTGGCATCAAGATTGGTGCGCCAAAGCAGCCTAGACAGACTGGCCAACAACAAGGCATGGTCTTGGACCAGCCAAAGCCTTTTGCTCCAGCTGCACCTATTGCTAGACCTACTCCTGCTGCCAATGCTGTTGCCAGCATGGATGACGATATCCCATTCTGATGGCACGTACTAAGTACCCGACTCAGATCCCACCAGTAGCTGGCTGGGGTGGCACTCGCTCCATTGTCAGGCGGTTGGAGCGCTCCACTACGCTGGTTAAGAACAAGGAGGCCACTGCGTATGCTTTGCTGGCCATGGCTAACACCAAGATCACTGACATCATGTCGTGGGATGAGAATGGCCATGTGAAGGTCAAGCCTAGCCACTTGATCCCAGAGACTGCGTTGATGGCCATTAAGAATATCAAGGTGCGTGTGGACAAGGACGGTGCGTCTACGCTGGAGATTGATCTCTATGACAAGGTGGCGGTGCTGCGGATCCTGGCTAAAGCTAGTGGACTACTGGACAACCCAGACAATGAGGACAAGCCTAGCGTGATTGGTATTAATGTCAGGGCGCCAGATGTTGTGGATGTGGAAGACAAACCAAGGGATGACCATGAAAACTAAAGAACATTCGCCACGTGAGTTGCCAATGGCTGGCCTTAACCTGGACTTCAGTAAAAGCCCAATCGTCTATGACATGATACAAAGCAATGCGTTTGTACAAGGCTTAATGGGTCCTGTTGGCTCTGGTAAGTCTTACGCCTGTGCAGCCAAGATCATGATCAAAGCTGTCCAGCAAAAGCCCTCCCCTGTGGACGGTATCAAGTACAGCCGTTGGGCGGTGGTGCGTAACAGCTACCCCATGCTGAAAACCACCACCATCAAGACCTGGCTAGATCTCTTTCCAGAGGCCACATTTGGCAATCTACTATGGACGCCACCGATTACGCATCACATTAGACTGCCTGCCAGGGGTGACGCAGCTGGCATTGACTGCGAGATTATTTTTCTAGCCCTTGATCAACCAAAAGACGTGCGTAAGTTGCTCTCGCTTGAGTTAACTGGTGCGTGGGTGAATGAGGCACGTGAGTTACCCAAGGCTGTGATTGATGGCCTCACCCACCGTGTTGGGCGATACCCTACCAAGCGTGATGGCGGTGCTACATGGCACGGCATCATCATGGACACCAACCCCATGGATGATGACCACTGGTGGCATCGAGTCGCTGAGAAGGAGCCAATCACTGGCAAGTACGCATGGAAGTTCTTTAAGCAGCCTGGTGGCGTAATTGAGGTAGCCAAAGAAGATCTGCCAGAAAACCCAGAGGCCAATGACCATATTTTCGCAAGTGGCAAATGGTGGCGTTTAAATGAGAAAGCAGAAAACGTCAACAACCTACCCGCTGGCTACTATATGCAACAACTGGCTGGCAAGAATCTAGACTGGATCCGCTGTTATGCCCAAGGTGTTTATACGTTTGTAAAGGACGGTCAAAGCGTTTGGCCTGAGTACGATGACAACATCATGGCTGCCGAGTTGGAGGCCGATCCTAATTTGCCCATCCAAGTCGGGCTTGACTTTGGTTTGACGCCTGCAGCAGTTTTTGGCCAGCGCCATCCAAGTGGCCAGTGGCGTGTATTGCATGAGATCGTCACCTTTGACATGGGTCTGGAGCGCTTTGGCCAGCAATTGCTCACCGAGTTGCAGACTAGGTTTCCGAAATATGAGGTACGCATATGGGGTGATCCAGCGGGTATGCAGCGTGACGCCATTTATGAGACTACTGCGTTTGAATATCTGCGCTCACTGGGGCTAAAAGCAGAGCCAACTGCGACAAACGACTTCAAAGCCAGGCGTGAGGCTGCAGCTGCACCAATGAATCGCATGGTGATGGGTAAGCCTGGACTACTTATCCACAAGCAGTGCAAGTTATTGCGGAAATCTCTCTCTGGTGGCTACCACTTCAAGCGTATTGCTGTCGGTGCTGGCCATGAAAGGTTCAAAGATACCCCTAATAAGAACGAACACTCGCACGTGGGTGACGCATTTGGATACTTACTCACTGGTGGCGGTGAATATCGTCAGCTAACCAGGGGATCTAACCGCACAAATGGAAAAGTATTCATTGCCCAAACCATAGCATCGGATGACTTTGATGTATTTGCCTGATTTACCCGCAATGCCAGGGCTGACCTGGGTTCCATTTCAGCCTGGCCACGTAGCAGTGATGAATGTCAAGGCTCAAAACTTTCAAACCATCAGCAGAGCCATCGATGTGATGACCATGCTTGAACACCAGGCTAGAAGTGGCCACGCTATCACTGCGATATTGCACGGCAAGCCAGTGGCCTGCTTTGGTGCGGTGCATATCTGGAAAGGTGTGGAAGAGATGTGGTGCTTGATAGAGGAGCGTGGGCGTAAATACCCAAAGACTCTGACAAGAGCAGCAATTCAATATCGTGATTTCAGAGTGATATCAAATAATTTACATAGATTGCAAATCATCGTAAGGTGTCAAGACTTACGAGCTGTGCGTTGGGGAAATGCTATTGGATTCGAGATAGAAGGCTTGATGAAAAAGTATGGACCAGACGAGGCAGATTTTTTTATGATGTCAAGGAGCTAAACATGGGTGGACTATTTGGTGGCGGTGGCGGTGGATCTTCAGCAGCAGCAGAAGAGCAGATCCGAGTTCAAAAAGAACAGATCCAAAAGCAAGACGAGCAGCTTGCTACACAAGAAACTAACCTGGCTAAGAAGACCCAAGCTGGCATGGCTGCCAGACGTGGTGGTGGCTTGCGTCAACTGCTTTCGCAAGAGAGACAAGACAGCGAGTTGGGCGTTACATCTAAGCTGGGTGGAATGTAATGCCAGATCACATGAAATCCAAGATGCAAGAAAAAGTGCATAAGGTTATGAAAGAGTATTCCACTGGAAAGCTCAAATCATCTTCTGGTCAAAAGGTCAAGTCACGCCAACAAGCAATTGCTATTGGCATGAGCGAGGCCGAGGCAATGAAGAAGAAATAAATGGCCACCAACATCATCTCTCAAGCTGATGATCAAGCTCTGAGCAATGGCGAGTATCAGTGTCCACTAGCCACTAGCGACATCAAGACCAATCTGAAAAACAGAAACTGGGCATTTGAGAATGTCGGCTATGGGCCAGCCAATCCAGATGACGCAAAGAACAATGTGATATTTTGGATCCGCAAAACAGTGATCTGGAATACAAATGTTGATGAGGCTATGGGTATGCGCTGCGGTAACTGCGCTGCGTTTATTCAGACCACCCAAATGCTCGACTGCATTAAGGCAGGCATTGAGGCCAAGAATCCTGCAGAGGAATCTGGCTATGACGAGGACGTAATTGAAACCGCAGGCCTTGGCTTTTGCGAACTATTCCACTTTAAATGCGCCAGCGCAAGAACGTGTGATGCGTGGTTGTCTGGCGGTCCTATCACCGATGAAGAGGAGGAAGAATCTGATGAATATGAATAAAAAAATTTGGAATCAAGCTCGGCCAAAAAACTTAGGTGAGCCAAAGAAGTTGTCACCAGCCGATAAGAAGTCAGCGCAGGCCAGTGCCAAAGCAGCTGGGCGTCCATATCCAAATCTGGTCGATAACATGAATGCAGCCAAAAAGAAATGAGTAAGTACAAAGATCCAAAGGGGGGTTTGACTGAGGCAGGCAGGCGCAAGTTCGAGCGCTCTGGCGAGAGTAAGAACCTACAGCCAGGCGTCAAGGCATCTAACCCAACAGGGCAAGACGCTAGACGCAAGGGATCTTTTTTGACTCGGTTCTTTACCAACCCAAGTGGTCCACTGGTTGACAAGAAAGGTGAGCCAACCAGGCTGGCGCTGTCTGCCAATGCATGGGGTGAGCCAGTACCAAAGACCGCTGATGCAGCTGCTCGATTAGCAGCCAAAGGCAGAGCAATTCTAAAAAGATACCAAGCAAATAAGAAAGACTGATATGGCAAAAATGAGCGTAGAGCAAATCCTAAAGCGCCACAAAATAGCGCAAAACAAGAAGGATGATTTTCGTAGTCTCTATGAAGATGCTATGGAGTTCGCCCTGCCCCAGCGTAATCTCTACGGTGGAGAGTATGAGGGTAAGGTAGGTGGTAAACGCAAGATGACCAGGGTGTTTGACTCTACTGCCATCAACTCTACCCAGCGCTTTGCTAACCGTCTGCAATCTGGCATCTTCCCGCCACAGCGTAAATGGTGTCGCTTAGAGCCTGGCACTGACATACCAATGGATCGCAAGAGCCAAGCGCAGTATGCGCTGGATATGTACGCAGACAAGATGTTTGCGCTACTAAAGCAATCCAACTTTGATATCGCTATGGGCGAGTTCTTGTTGGACTTGTCTGTGGGTACTGCGGTCATGCTGGTGCAGCCTGGTGATTCGGTTAACCCCATCAACTTTATCCCTGTCCCACAGTACCTGGTCAGCTTTGAAGAAGGCGCTAATGGCCAGGTGGACAACGTCTATCGCAAGATGCGGATTAAGGGCGAGTCTATCCAGATGCAGTGGAAAGATGCTGTCATTCCGCCAGATCTGCAGCGCTTGATTGCTGATAAGCCAACAGAAGAGATAGATCTGATTGAGGCTACGGTACTAAATCTAGACCGTGGTGACTTTAGTTACTACGTGATCCATGAGAAGTCTAAGTCTGAGCTGGTGTTTCGCAAGCTCAAATCTAGCCCATGGGTGGTGAGTCGCTATATGAAGGTGGCTGGCGAGATCTATGGCCGTGGTCCAGTTCTAAGCGCCCTGCCCGACATCAAGACTCTTAACAAGGTCAAAGAGTTATTGCTCAAGAATGCAAGCCTGGCCATTACTGGTGTCTACACGGCAGCTGATGATGGTGTGCTAAACCCAGCCAATGTGAAGATCACGCCTGGGGCGATCATTCCAGTGGCCAGGAACGGTGGACCACAGGGCGAGGCGCTTAAACCGCTGCCACGTGCTGGTGACTTCAACGTCTCCCAGCTGGTAATTAATGACCTAGTTCAAGCAATCAAGCGAACACTGCTCGATGAGAGCTTGCCACCAGACAATATGTCGGCCAGATCGGCCACTGAGGTGGTAGAGCGCATGAAGGAGCTGGCTCAAAACCTTGGCTCTGCATTTGGCCGATTAATCAACGAAACCATGATCCCCTTGGTTACCAAGATCTTAGAAGTAATGGACGCCAACGGCATGATTGACTTGCCATTGAAGGTCAACGGTCTGGAGGTCAAGGTTAGCCCTGTCTCTCCATTGGCCATGGCTCAGAACATGGACGAGATCAACAACATCTTGCAGTTTATGCAGATCACTGCTGGCATGGGACCAGAAGGCCAGATGGCCATCAAGGCAGGCACTGCCATTGACTACATAGCCGACAAGTTGGGTGTGCCTATCCAGGTGCGTACCACTGGTGAAGAGCGCAAGGGAATGATGCAGCAGATGGCACAGGCTGCAGCCATGGCTGCACAACAACAGCAAGCATTACCAGCGCCAGCTGCACCAGGCGGGGCTATGGCATGAGCGGGTGGGATGACCTAGAGGCAGAGCCTGCTGCCTTTGAGCCTGATCAAGACAGGGTAGATCTGAACCTCCAGGTGGCAAAAACCTTTGCCAGTGCTGAAGGTCAAAAAGTGTTGGCGTGGCTGCGAGAGTTCTATCTTGAGCAACCGTGTTGGCAACCAGGCTCTGACAGTTCGCTGGGAATGTTCCGAGAGGGGCAAAACAGCGTTGTCAGAGATATTGAAAATCGAATCCGAAAGGCTAAACAAAGATGAGTGATGCAAATGACAACCCAGGCCTGCTGGCTAGTGCGGAGGAAAGCATAGACCAGCCGACAACCGAGGGCCAAGAGCAGACTATCAGTCACGTACAAAGTGACAAAGTAGAAGACGATACCCCGCTAGAGCGCCCTGACTTCTGGCCAGAGAAATTCTGGAACAAAGACGATCAAGCCCCAGACCTAGAGGGCATCAGTAAAAGCTATGTGGAACTAGAGAAGAAGTTCCGAGCTGGTGGCCACAAACCACCAGAGAATGGCGAGTACGACATTGGCAGTCTAGGCCTCAAAGGCGATGACCCAGTGGTCAAAAGCTATGTGGGCTGGGCGCAGAAGTACGGCATTAGCCAGCAAGCCTTTGAAGATCTGGCACGTGAGGTCACTGGCATTGGCGCTAACAACGTAGCAGAGACTCGCCAAAGCATGCACTGAAACACTCAAGGCAGATGCTGCAGGCTCCATGTCCAAAGAAGAGTTGGATGCCATGGTGGCCAATCCTGAGTACAAAACTAACCCAAGCTACCGTTTGAAGGTAGAAAAACTCTTTGAAAAGATGTACGGTTAACGGCAAGCAGTTGCCTACTTTATAGCCAGGCCTAAAAAACCTGGCTTTTTTTTACAAAATTCATTTGCATCTATTGCTTTTTGTAATAGAATCGGCTACGTGGACAACCGCAAGGCCCGCACCAAGAGCTTGGTGTAGCTTACAAAAACACAAGTCAGGCCCAGACTTTCTGGACAACCGTTGGCGATAAACATTTCATCAACCGTTTTCTAGGAGAAAACAATGGCAGTTAGTATCTCTAATGCTTTTGTAACCCTGTTCGACACGGAAGTAAAACAAGCGTATCAAGGTGATGCTGTCTTGCGTAACACTGTCCGTTTGCGTACTGGCGTCACTGCAAGCACACACAAGTTCCCAAAGATTGGCGCAGGCGTTGCACAAGTTCGTGTACCACAGACTGACGTCACCCCACTCAATGTCACTTATTCACAAGCAACTGTCACGTTAACTGACTACATTGCTGCTGAGTACTCAGACATTTTCAACCAAGCTAAAGTTAACTTTGACGAGCGCCAAGAATTGGTGCAAGTTGTTGCTAAAGCTATTGGCCGTAGATCAGACCAATTGATCATTGACGCATTGGCAGCATCAAGCACCAGCTTGACCGTTGCTACTAGCATTGGTGGCGCTGGTACAAACTTGAACATGGCTAAATTGCGTGAAGCTGCACGTTTGCTCAACACTGCAAACGTACCCGCAGAAGATCGCTATATGTTGATCCATGCATCACAGTTGGCTAGCTTACTGTCTGAGACAGCAATCACTAGTTCTGACTTCAACACAGTCAAAGCATTGGTACAAGGTGAAATCAACACGTTTATGGGCTTTACCTTTAACGTCATTGGTGACCGCTCTGAGGGTGGTTTAACTGGTGGTGGCTCTGGTTCTACCCGCAAGGTGTATGCATATCACAAGATGGCAGTCGGCATGGCCGAGAGCATGGCAATCCGCTCTGAAATCAACTACATCCCAGAGAAAACCTCTTGGTTAGTTAGCTCGATGTTCAGTGCTGGCGCTATCGCTATCGATGCTGGTGGTTGCGTTGACATCACTTGTACAGAATAAGGAGTACACATCATGGCATTTTCAAGCACTGGTTTTGTGACCGTATGCGCTGCCAAATCTGGCAATGCACCATCCATGTATCTGTACAAAACTGCAGATACCCAAGCTACGGTTAACACCGTGAGCTACTTTGACAGCATTGCATCGCTGTTAAAAGTCGGCGACATTATTTTTGTCTATGACTCTACTACGCCTAGCCTAGTGTTGACTTACGTCAACGCTGTGTCTTCAGCTGGTGTGGTTGACATTGCTGACGGCACAACCGTAAGCGCAACTGATACTGATTAATCAGTAGTCAAGTAAGCAGGCCAACTTCTAGTTATCTGGAGGTTGGCCTTTCTCACATTTTGGGGTGACCTATGGCTAGTGGTGATACAGATCTAAAAGTATGCTCAGACGCCCTGCTAATGCTAGGCGCTAAGTCGATATCTTCATTCAATGAGGGTACTGACGCATCTAACATCTGTGATCGCATCTACCCAGACCTCAAGAAATCTACGCTCCAGTCTTATCCCTGGAGCTTTACGTTTAAGAAGGTGCAGCTGGCGCAGACAATCAACACGCCAGTTAACCAGTATCGCTACGAGTACCAGCTGCCATCAGACCGTCTTGGCACTATTCGTAGGGCTTACAACTCCACCGAGGTGGGTGCTAGAACATTTACAGATTGGGTTATCCAGGGCGATAAATTGCTGACCAATGAAACAACTGTTGTCATTGATTACCAATATCTTCCCACTGAATCTGAGATGCCTAGCTATTTCATTCAGCTGCTCAAGTACATGATGACCTGGCACTTGGCAGACCCAATCACAGATCAGATTAGCAAGACCCAGTACTGGCAAAGCATTGCTACTGGTGGTCCTGTAGAGAATAACCGTGGTGGGTTCTTTCGCACGGCCATGGTCATTGATGGCCAGGGCAATACCACCCAGAGCTTTGAAGACTTCAGCCTAATTGCTGTGAGGAACTAATGGCTCGATTAGTTTCTTTTCAAACCAACTTTAGTAGCGGTGAATTGGATCCGCTGTTGAGGGCTAGGGTTGATCTAAATCAATACCAAAATGGTGCTGAGACACTGACTAACGTCATTGTGCAGCCACAAGGTGGTGTGCGTAGACGTGGTGGCTTGAAGTACTTGTTTGAACTACCAAGCGCTGCAGCACCAGCCAGTGGCACTCGCTCGGTGGCCTTTGAGTTCTCTGTGGATGACAGCTATATGCTGATCTTTACTAACCAGAGAATGTATATCTTTAAGGATAAGACCCAGATCACCAACATCAATGGTAGTGGTCTAGACTATTTGGCGGTTACTGCGGTGACCAGTTCTATTCTGTCAACTATGGTCTGGACTCAGTCTGCAGACACATTGATCATTGTCCATAAAGATATACAGCCAATCAAGATTGTGCGTGGTGGTAGTGACTCCAGCTGGACTGTGAGCAATATTACTTTTATCAGTATTCCAAAGTATGCATTCACCATTACTTTGTCTAACCCAGCAGGCACATTGACGCCAAGCGCTAAGTCTGGTGAGGTTACTCTCACTGCTAGTTCTGCAGTGTTTAGCTCTGGCTCTGTCGGCCAATACATCAATGCCACTCCGCAAGGTAGGGCAAGGATCGTGGCTTACACAAGCACTACCGTGGTGAGCGCTGTGACCGAGATACCGTTCTTTGATACTACTGCGATTGCTAATGGATCGTGGGAGCTGGAGTCTGGCTATGAGGATGTGTGGTCAAGCACTAAGGGCTGGCCAAGGAGCTGCACATTCCATGAGGGACGTCTGTACTTTGGTGGATCTAAGACTCGGCCAAGCACCATCTGGGGCAGCAAGGTAGCGCAGTTCTTTGACTTTAACCCTGACCAGGCTTATGACGATGATGCGGTGGAGGCCACGCTAGACACCAATAGTTTGAACGTGATCATTGACATCATCAGTGGCCGTGACTTGCAAGTGTTTACTAGCGGTGGTGAGTTCTATGTCCCGCAAAATGGCTTAGATCCAATCACGCCAACTAACTTCTTTGTTAAGGCCGTGTCTCGCAATGGTGCTAGAGAAGGCATCAGAGTGCAGATCCTACAGTCTGGTACGTTGTATGTGCAGCGCCAGGGCAAGGCTCTTAATGAGTTTCAGTTCTCTGACACTACCCTGTCCTACGTGAGCCAGTCGATCAGCTTGCTGTCTAGCCACTTGATCAATACACCAACTGAGTTGGCGTTGCGTAAGAACACTAGCACTGAAGAGACAGATACGCTGTTCATGTTGAATGGCGATGGCACGATTGCTAACTACTCTATTCTGCGCCAGCAAAACGTGGTGGCTCCAAGCAAGCTCACTACTGATGGCCTGTTTAAAGACATTGGCGTGGATATTGAGGATATCTACGTGGTGGTCAAGCGCACGTTTAACAGTGTCGATAAGTACTATGTTGAAGTATTTGACAACACGGTGTTTACAGACTGTGCGTTTACTGGTGGCGTGGCCACAACGATATCAAGCCTGCCCCATATTGGTAAGACTTTGAATGTCAAAGCAGATGGCTCGGTGCTGTCTGATGAGGTGGTTAGTGGCGGTGGATCTCTGACTATGGACAGAGCCAGCACCACTAGCTATGAGGTAGGCCTGCCTTTTACGGTGAGCATTGTGACTTTGCCGATTGAGCCAAGACTCCAGGCAGGCGCCAGGACTGGCTTTGTCAAGCGCATTGTTGAGGTCAATGCCATCCTGTATCAGACCCAGCACATTGTTGTTAACACTAACCTTGTGCCTATTCGCACATTGGACACTGCAAGCATTATGGACAATGATGTGCCAGAGTTCACTGGTACTAAATTGATATCAGGTATCAGTGGCTATGACCAAGATGCACAAATAACTATTACACAGACCTTGCCTCTAAAGCTCAACTTGTTGGGCATGGAGTACAAGATTAGCGTGTATGGAGGCACATAAATGGAAGCAGTAGCACTTTACTTTGCCGAGGCTGGGACAGCAGCTGCAGCAGCAGAAACCGTAGGTGTCATTGAGGCGGGATCAATTGCAGCTGGCACGATGCCAGTAGCACCATCTCTGTTTACCGCATCTAACATATCTATGGCCAGCAGTGCATTCAGTGCCATATCTAGTGTTCAGCAAGGTGCAGCGCAGGGTGACTACTACCGTCTGCAAGGCTCTCAGGCAGAGTTACAAGGCCGTCAAAATGCATTGAACTACAACCGCCAGGCATACCAGCTTTTAGAGCGCCAGCAACGTCTGGCAGGCACTGTAAGGGCAAGAGCTGTGGCAGGCGGTGTAGACCCATTGTCTGGATCACCTATGACCGTGGAGCAGGCCAACGCTTACCGTGCTGGCAATGAGATCCAGATCTTGAATGAAAACGCACAACTGGCTCAGTCTGGTGGTTTGGCTATATCTCAGTCATTCAATGCTGCAGCCAGTTCAGCAGAAGAGTTTGGCTTGATGTCTGGAATTGCTAAAGGATTGCTAGGTGCATCTGCTTATCAGACAACAAAACTACCACCTGGCGTGAGGGTTGCATAAGACATGGCTACGCTACCTACCTACGAATACGCTGGCGCTCAGTACGCTGATCTGCCTAGAGTAAATACTGCGCCACAGCAAGTGGCAGCGCAGGGCTTTGCTACGCTTAGTCAGCAGTTAGATCGCATGACAGCGTTCTTTCAGAATCAAGCTGTATCTGATGCACAAATAGAGGCTCAGAAGTATGCGGTGCAAAACCCGCTGACTAAAGCTCAAATTGATACAGCATTGGCTACACCAGAAGGTGTGACGGTTAAGGGTGGTGGCAAGATATTCCAGCAGACCTACCAAAAGACTCAGGCTGTAATGTTGTCTAGCGAGTTGCAATTAGAAACTCAAAAAGCATTTTCTAATATTGCTGCAGCAATTGATGCTGGCGCACCAGTAGATTTAAATAATCTTCAAACAGTTATGAAAGACCGTATTGACGGTTATTCAAATACTGTTATGGCTCTTGATCCAGAACAATCTATTAGGTTTCGCTCTGCTGTCACTTCTGCTGGCAATGCTTTGTATGTGAAGGCTGCAGAACGTGCGGTTAAGGTGCAGCAGGCTGAGTATGACGCCAGGCTAGAAGAAGGTGTGGTGGCTGCACGGCCATTGATTGAGGCCATTATTGCCAAGTCTGGAACCATTGATCCAAGCACTGGAAAAGAGATTGATGTCAACAAATTGCTTGAGATTCAAAAGCAGCCTTTTTATGAGGCTATCAAGATCACTGGTAACAACAAGCATATTGCTGAGATCAATAAGGCTATCTCTGAGGCCAAGATTAGCGCTGTCGTATCCAGGCTAAAAGACAAAACCATATATGACTCACCAACTAAAGCGCTCGATGCGCTGGACAAAGGTGATGTCGGCCAGCTCACTAGCTTGTACAAAGGACTGACAGAGGGTGACAAATCAACTATCCAGGACAAAGTACTCAAAGATTTTGCCAACATTGAGTCTGCACGTAAGATTCAAAAAGCCAAGGATGATGACAACAACCAGCGTTTGTCTATTGAATTGCGAGATCAGTTTTATAGTGGAAAGATTAGTTCATCAACTTTGATATCAGGCCTTAAAGCAATTAATCAGCTAAAGCCAGATGAGATCAAGTCTTTGCGTACAGAGCAACGTGATGCCCAGCCAGAAGTATTTGGACGCCTGCAATCTGCAGTGGCTAAGAATATGTTGGGTGAGACTGAATTAGATAACTTGGCTCAAGCTGGCACTATCAGCTGGAAACAGCGCAATGAGCTGGCCAAGGATGCACGTAACTCAAATAGCGATATAGCAAGAGCAACATCTTTGATCAATGCTGAACTTGGTGTGCCAGATCCAATGACGCCTGGTTTCCGCAATGAGCGCAAACGTGCTGCAGAAGTCAAGGCAACATTGCTAAAAGAGCAAGAGATTGCATTGCAAGAAGGAAAGCCATTCAATCCAATGGCCAGAGCGCAAGAGTTAACAAAGCAGCGTTTGACGCAAGAAGATGTCAAGATGGAAGAGCAAGCCAGATCTGATCTGAAACGATTGCTAGAGGCTGAAGGTATGGCTTACAACGAGTCTTATACAGATGAATCTCTTAAACGTGCTGGTATCAGTGACGCTAGTAAGAGAAAAACGATCATGCGTAAGATCAATACGTTGAAAGGTCCATGATGATTGCAGATAGATTTATGGACTTTGTGGCGTCTGGTTACAAAGAGACACCAGAGCAACCAGTTAGGCAAGTCATGGCTCCTGGCCAACAACCAGGCGATGTGCTGATGGCCGAGGCTGGATCACGTAATTTGCCTGAGTCTGCATATTCTGGTGAACCACCAAAGTATGCACGTATGGAATCTTATGATCCAACAGTACGTGAGACTATTGCTAACAAGATGCAGATGTGGCTTGAAGGTATGGGTGTGGATCGCTACAAAGCCAGACAGAATGCTCAAACATTTATGGGTGGTGGCAGTAGTAATTTGCCATTAAGCATGGGTATTGCTGACATCATTCCATTTATTGGAACTGGTTTACAGACACAAGAGTCTGTGCGTTTGGGTGAAGATGCAATGACATCTGTCAAGCAAGGAAACTATGGCACAGCTGCTTTACAAGCTGGTGGTGCTGCGGTTGGTTTGATACCAGGTGCAGTTGGTACAGGACAAGTTACTAAAAAGCTATTGCCAAAAGCTGGTGAGATGGTCATCCAGAGCATGGAGAAGTTAGGTACTCCAGTGCAAATGAATCTTATTGACAATGCACCACCAATGGCTAAAACTGCTCCAATAGAAATAACCAGGCAAGAAAAGTCTGCAATTACTGCAGCTGCTAAACGCAATCCAGCATTAAAAGAAACTGCAACAACTGCGGTAGATGACTTCCATAAGAACTATTCTGTTGATGAAGGATGGGCGCCAATAGAAGTTAATAAGATTACTTTTAAAACTAACAAGACTGGTGAAAAAATACCAGAGATTGAAACTAACGCAATACCTTATGACTTCCACACACCTCCAGAAGGTGTACCAAAAGAAGCCTGGCAGGCAACCCTTTCAAGCCGTATTGTTGATGAA